TCACCCGGTCGAGGGAGTCCTGATTGCCGCCCGCGGCCGCGACGGCATTCCCCATCGCGGTCAGGTCGGGGATGATGTCTTTCGCCGCGAAGCCGACCGCGAGCAGGCGCTGCGCATAGCGGTTGACTGCTTCGAAATCAAATGGGGTTGCCTTCGCGAAGGCCTGCAACTGGTCGATGAAGTCGTTCGCGCGCTGGGCGGAGCCGAACAGACTGGTGAAGGCCACGCGCGTCTGCTCGAGCGTGCTATTGAAACCGACCAGTGCGTCGGCGGCCGCGCCAATGCCCTTCGTGATCTGCGTCCCGATAATCGCACCGGCCGCCGCGACGGCGCCCGTCATGATCGACGAGACCTTCGATTCCAGCCCGGCGAGTCTGCTCTCCGCTTGCGACGTATCGACGTCGACACGAGCCCGTGCCGTCATCGCGTTGATGCGGGCCAGTTCGGTCGTGATCTGTCCGAGCTGCTGGTTGACGACGGTGGTGTTCGCGGCCAGGTTGATGCGCGCACTCTGCTGCCCGAGCAGGGCGACCTCCTGCCGCACGGCACGCAGCGTCGCGAGGAGCTGGTCCGCCCCGGTCGCTTGCAGCTGGACACGGACGAGGGAATCAGGCACGCGGCGCTCCCCTGGCTACGATGCTGAAGATCTGGCGGCAGCGAACCGTTCTTGCACTTGCGCGTCGGCCTGCGCCGTGAACCGCGCCGCACGCTCCGCATCCGTCTCAGGCTCCGGGAGAACCCGCCGACGCTGTTCACGCATCGCCTTCAGGCCGATACCGAAGATGCGCGCGGGGTCGGAGGCGGGGATTCCCATGCCGGCGTCCTGCGAGCAGAAGGTCTCGTACCAGTCACAGTGTCGCTTGAATGTCAGCGGGTCGGCGTCGACGAGGTCGCGGATTTCCCAGACGGTTTTGTGGAGGGCGGCGGCGAGACCATAGAGAGCATAGGTTTCGTGATAAAAGGGTCAGGTTCGTCGGCTGTCCCTGCCCCCTCCTCGACGCGATAATCGGACGTGATTCTGAAGACAAACTCCGCCGCCGGATTGTAGAAGAACGGCCCCACGGCGAGCACCTCCTGCGGTGTCAGTGCCGTGCCCGTGTCGCTCACAAAGGACATTGCGACCGCCTCGGCGTTGTACCGCGCCGTCGAGATACTCGGCTCATCGGATTGCAGCTTGACCAGCTTGTCGAGCTGAAAGCCGTCGAGGCGGCGGAAGTAGAATGTGTCGCCCTCGATCTCCAGTGGCTGCGGCAGATACCGCTGCTCGCTCTTCTGTTTCAACCGCGCGATGGCCGAGAGGCCATTCGGGCTCGCACCGTTGTCGGACATGGCAGCACCCTTTCTTTGCCAACCGTTTGCATGTGACCGCCGGAACGGTACACGGCAAACGGTTGGCAAACGATCTGACGAGCGGAGCTTTGGGGCGGTGCTGGTTCCCCGCGGCCCCACTCGCCACGGTCTGGCACATCATCCACCGGAACACGTGGAAGCACGTCCCCGATTGATCGTGTACTGACTACACAAGTGCCTCGTTCCTGAAAGTGACATCCTCAAAAAGTCCCCCCGTGAGAGTTCCACCGACCATGCCGGCCCCCGGAGCGGTTGTCGGGAAGCCGCCGAGGTTGCAGTAGATGATTCTCATCCGGTTAGAGACGAGGTCCTCGAAGAGGGCGAAGCAGAAATAGTTGGCGCGCAGACGCAGGGCGTTGCGGAGGTCGACCATGTCGCTGGAGGAGTAGTAATCGAACTGGAACGTGCCGGAGACCTTGCCCGCGAAGCTTGGCACGATCCGCTTGCCGTACTCGTCGGCGGGTATCTGCGCGGCGGTCGTGCCCTCCTGCCAGTTGTTGACGTGGGAAAGCAGTTGCACATCGCTGCCCGTCGCGGTGGAGATCCAGCCGCCGTCGAGCGTGATCGTGGGGGTGCCGGTGAGCGGGGTAAAGAAAATGATCTCGCCGGTGCCCCAGTTGAGGAAATAGTCGGTGGCCTTCGCCGCGACGGCGGAGTTCTTGACGATGGTCGGGGAGCGCGGGTCGAGGACGCTGTGCGCGCGTGCCGTGACGCGGAAACACTGGTTCGCGGGGTACGTCGTTGGGCTGCCGGAGAGGTTGGTGATCGCGGCGCAGGGCTCGGCGGTCATGAGCGTGGTCGCGCCCTTCAACCAGGCGATGCCACCTCCTACCCCTGTCGTTGGCGTTAGATAGCTCATCTCATGCTCCTATCGTTTGGCAAGGGGTTTGCATCACGGCGCCTTGCCCAGTCGGGCGGCCTGTTCTTCACGGCGCATCTGCTCGAGCAGTTCCGCCTGTTGTTCGGCGTGGGCCCGGGCTTCCGCGGCGGCCTGGTCCTCCGGTGTCGGCGCCTTTTCCGCCTTGTCGTTCTTCTTCTCGTCTGCCATGCCGGTCCTCCTGTGATTAGACCTTCTTCGCCCGAACTCTGAGCGTGATCTGGCGGCCGCGTGTGATGACGCCGTTCGTGACGCTCGTGGTGTTGCGGATGCCGGTGCCTGCTTCTTCCATCGTCGCTGACCAGAGGGCAAAGCCCGCCGCCGTCCACGCGGTATCGATGAGTGCCGTGATACACGCCTCGATCAGTGATCGTACTTGCATGGTGCTTTCGCCCACGGTGTAGGCGCCCACGTCCATCAGCGTATTGATCACTGCCTCGCTGTAGGGTGATTCAAAGATCGTGGAGGCGAGTGCCAGCACGATATAGGGAGCGGTCACGCCCGCGGCAACGACCTCATTGGCGATGCGCTTGGGATTGTGCGCGAGATCGAGCGCGGTACTGATGGTGCCATTCGCCTCGAGCGCGTCCATTGCCCCAGCGATCAGCGTGTCAACGTCCACGGCGCGGGTGGGAGCGGTGATCACCATGTCCAATCCTTTACGGAAAGATTGCCTGAATCGCCGCGACGAATGCCGCTGCGTAGCGCTCGCTCGCGGGTCGCATGTACGGATGCGCGGGCATCGCATGGGTCCCGTATTCCACGGCCGCCGCGTAGGTCAGTCCTTCGCCGGCGACGACGTCCGCCGTCAGACCGTTCTGCTCAACGTTGATCGATGCCCGCAGCGCGCCGGTGAGGACAGGGACGAGATGTTGCGCTTCGCTCTGAACGAGGTCCGCGTAGGTGGCCACGATCGTCTCCGCCTTCTCCAGGCGCGTGATCACGGCGTCAAGTGCCGTCAGCTCGGTCGTGGTGGCGATCGTGATTTGGAAAGGGGTTTGCCGTGTAACGCCATTCACGTTCACATGCAAACCCCTTTCCAACGTCATGGCAGCCTCACCGCGAGTTCGACCGCGGTGCGGTAGGTCACGTTCTCGTTCGTGCCGACGATTTCGTACGTGACGCCGCCCATCGTCACCGTGTCATCGGTCGTCACCGTCGTTCCGAGCGGGACGGAGAGGATCCCGTGTACCTCCCCGGTGATCTGCATCGCGATGACGATTTCACGCATCCGGGTGAGCGTGTCGATGAACCGGGCGGGCACGACCGTCGTGGTGATCGGACCGGGATTCTCGGTGTTGTCGTCATTGATCGTGCCCGGTTCGGTGTGGCTGATCGTGGCCGTGCTGATCATGGCCGCCGTCGCGTCACGGACCAGCCACGGCAGATCGGCGGTCGGCGGGATGAAGGTCATCGCTCACCTCCACGCGGCCGGCGTGACCCACGACGATTGCGGCTCCTGCGTCATCGTGTCCGGCCGTGTCATCGTCACGGTGCGGACACGCTCCTTCGCCCGATAGCTGGCGGCGAGGTCCGTCATCGTCGTGATCCGCTCATTGCGTTGATAGACATTCGTTTCCTGTGTCGTCGAATATTCGAGCTTGAGCGCGGCAATCCACTGTTCCAGTGCATCGGCCGACGCCGCGTAGAGATCGAAGGCCTTGCCGACGATCCAGACAGGCGGCCGCTGGTTCGTCGCGAACGTCCAGTGACCACCGGAAAGATCGCTGGTCAGGGGCGTCAGCGGTGCAAAGCGGTTGTCCACCAGCTGGGCATCGCCCTCCCACCAGAGGAGATCGAAGGGCGCGTAGTAATCCAGCCACGTCACGCCACCGCCCGGCGCGATGGTCTCCGCCGGCGTCAGTTCGAGGTACCGCACATCGGTGCGGCGCTGATCGAGCGTGTCCTGCAGTTCGTCGTCACTGAACTGCGGCGGCGTGCCCTTGTCAGCGATGAGCAGGCGGACACGCGCGATGATGGCCGCCAGCGTCGCGCGTGCCATGGCCTACTGGGGAGCCGGTTGCCGCGTACCGCCAGAACGGTCACGTGCAACCGGCTCCCCATCCTTTGCCTCGTCGGTTGCCTCGTCGGTCGCTGTCGGCGCCTCGATCCGGGTTGCGCCTTGCTGCACCAGGTTCTCGTACGCCTGCGAGCCAACCTCGACTTCATGCTGCCCGGTGCCAGTTTCGAACCAGGCGGTTTCGCCGGTAGCGGGCTCAGCGGCGGGCGCATCAGCGGCGGGTGCATCAGCCGCGGGCGCATCAGCCGCGGCCGTCTCTGCTGCGGCGGCGGCATCGGGTGTCTTTTCCGGCTCAGGGGCCGATTTCGTCCTGGTTGACATTAGACACTCCCTGGAAGATAGAGGGCCGCGATCGTGCCGGTGATCGCCGCCTGCAAATCGATGAAAATCCGGCCGCCCGTGCCGCCGTCCGTGCCGCCCGCGGCCTGTACGACACGTGCGGCCTCGAGCGGGCCGACATACGACGCGCCCGATGCGCCAGCGGTAAAGACCACGTCGCCGAGGTCCTTCCGGAATGCCGGCGGCCCAGTGCCCGCCTTGACGGTCACCGTCTTCGTACCGGCGAACGTGTTATTGACATACAGAATCACCCGGCCCGTCAGGCCGGTAACGTCAACGTAATGGCCGTTGGTGGGGTCCACCGCGGTGCCGGCCGGGGCAGCAATGCCGTTATTGGCTGTCAAGAGCGTCAGGGGTATCGCAGTGCGTGCCATCAGTGCCTCCGTTCTCCGTCTTCGATCGCCGCCCCGCGCCCGCTAGGTCGGGTTGCCGGTGAGGACGGCGAGTGCGTTGGGTCGGACGACCTTCGCGCCGAACACGAACAGTCCCTTGATCGCGTCGGCGAACCGGCGTTCGGGACGGAAGGCGGCGACCTCGACAAGATCGCTCACGAACGACCACGCCATCGGGTGGCCGGCGATGATCTTGTACTTCGTCGCGCTCGTGTTCGGGACCTGGTTGGACTTGTAGATGTCGAAGCCGGCCGCGCGTCCGACGGGTTGCGCGCCCGGACCGCCGCCATCGTTCGGTTGGGTGATGTTCTCACCGCGGAAACCGTTCAGCAGCATCTCCAGTTGGCCGGGTGTGCCGTAACCGACGAAGCGTTGGTCCTTGAGCAGGTACGCCTCGAACCATGGCGGCACGACGACAAACCGGCCGTCGTCCGGGACATCCTGCGTGTCCAGCAGGACACCGAGATCCACGAGGCGGTCATAGGCCTGCTGGCCCGCCGTCGCCCAGGTGCCGGTGATCGGCGCGGCGTCCGTGCCAATCGCGTTCGTGGCGGAGATGTCGGTGTACAAGCTCGCCGCGTACGTGTCCGCCGCCTTCCGCAGGCCGTACGTCGCGCGGCGGACCACCTCGTCCATCACCTTCGGCTTCTGCTGCGCCTGATCGATGTCATCTATTTGGGCATTGAAATATTTCGCCTGATCGATGACAAGGATCAGCTGGGCATCCGTCAATGCCTCCGGGGCGTTGATGTCGGTGTTCTTCGTGTAGTTGCTGACGGTGACATCACCGATCTGGTTGATGCGCACGGAGGAACCGAAGCCCTGGACATCGCCCTCGTAGTCCGTGTTCATCACGCTGCGATAGACCAGGGCCGTGTCGAGGGCGCGCAGCAACGAGCCCGCCCATACTGACGGGATAAAGTTTTCGAGTGTCATCGACAATCACCTGCTTCCGTTTAGCGGCTCAATGCCTCCCGAACCTTCGCCGGATCGATTTCGGCTATCTGGCGGGGGCTCATGTCGCGCAGGTCGGCTTTGGTGAGTGACCGCTCACCCCGGCCGCTCGCGCTGTTGGCGGGCGCGCCGCTGGACGCGGGGGGCACGACCAGTTTTGCGAGCGCGATCGCATCCGCTTCAAGCGCCTGCTCGTCGTTTCCCTGGAGGCGCGCGGCGAGCGCTTCCGGGAGGCCATGCTTCGCGGCGATTCGGCTCGCGAGCAGTTCGCGATCGCGCGCAGCCAGCGTTGACTCCAGTTCCTTCACACGTGCTTCATGGCGTTCGGCGACGGTCTTCCACTCGCCGAGTTCCTTGGCCTCCTTGTCCGCGGCCTCGCGTTGCGCCTGCTCATCAGACGCACGCTTCTCCTCGTCCCATTTCGCGCGGGCCTCGCGCAGCCGAGCACCGAGGAAGGCATTGAGTTGCGCTTGCGAGAAGGTCGGCTGTCCATCCCCGTCTTGCGGTTGGGCTGACGGTGGGCCCCCCGTGGCGGCGCTGTTGCTGGTGCCCGGCCCTTCCCCGGTCTGAGCGCTCACGCTGGTGGTCGTTGACACGGTCCCGCTCCTTACTGTGCCGCGGGTTTCGCGGTATCCGGCAATGCACTCGTCAGTCCGAGCCGAGCGGCAATCGCTTTGACTTTCCGCCGTACGGCGTCAGGATTCGCCGCGCGCCCCGCCAGATTCCATGCGGCGCGGACATCCGATGCGTCCTTGATGGGATAGGACAACCCCGGCCCGGCAAAGTTCTGGGGATGCGTTTTCTTGTATTGCTCGCGCGCCGCCTGCGTCCACACTGCCATCACCGCGCCTCCGCAACTGCCGGTTGCGCTGCCGTCGGCGTCGTCTGTTCGCCCGCCAGCTTCGGCTTTTCCAGCATCGGGTCGTAGCCGAGTTTGCGCGTTACGGTGTCCTTGCTCACCACACCCATCTGCATGTGCGTCGTCAGCACCGCGGCCTCGGCCTGCGGGTCAGACGGCACCAGATCGGGCCAGTGCGTTTCCACGTCGTTTTCCTCGCCGAAGCCGCCGAGCGCGAGCAGGCGGCGGTTCAACTCCTCCAGCATGTCGCCGTAGAGCCGGCGCTTCACCTGCGTGCGTTGCAGCAGCGGTCCGTAGAGGATTTGCAAGGCGAGGCCGGAGAGGGCGCCGATGTTATCGAACTTCCCCGTCGTTACTTCCGGCACCTGCGTCGTCTCGTGGTAGGCGGCCTTGACGCGCTCGTAATAGGCGATGCTGCTCGCGAGGTCGCTCTGCATTTCCAGGTTGGCAAGTTCGGCGTCCTTATTGGGAAGGATCGTCACCTGATCGGGTCCGGTCTTGAGATCATTCGCCTGGAAACCCCGGCCCCACGTCTTCGGGTGGGCGTGGAAGCGGATGATGCGGTTCGTGTTCGAGAGGATGAAGTTCACCGCCCGCCCGAGTTCCTGCACATCCTCTTCGAGGTCCGAGATGCCCCAGAACTCGTTCGGGGCCGGCAGGTTCTGGCAATCGATGATCG